TGGAGTATCAAAGACAGCCAGACACTTTGCCAAAGTGTCTGCACCCCCATGAGGCCACTTATGACCAATTCGAATACACCGACCCCTCTCACGCATCATGCGAGGGTAACATACACTACGTTCCATGTGTATATAGAGAGAGGAAGGAATAACAAATAAACGGTCTTTAAGCAGCCATTCCTTGAAGTCTTGATCATTCAATTGTTTTATAAATGAAAAAAGGTGCTCATTTTTGTTGGAGATGTCATAATAAATTGCTGGCTCTTTACCTGTTTTAATAAATTCTATCATTGCTGTAAGATCTTGTTCCAACGTATCGATTTTCTTACCCTTCGGTTTAATAACCAAACGAGCATTGTCTGTCATAACAGTCCAAGTCTGGCCATTATTAATTCCTCCAGAAGAACCTAAGTACATTCCTTCTGTGTATTTATAAGATAATGGATACTTTGCTTTTCGACGGTAATTGGATCCCAGGATTCGATAGTAATGTCGAAGCATCTCCTTTGTGTCTCCATAAATTTCATCCAACTGCTCATGCAGAAGCGGTCGTTGCATTTTGAGTATTGTATTTGCTAATTTATGCCCATTATAGAGACCTGTCGCTGATGAGATAACATGAGGATAACCTCGTGTTTTGCCAAATGCACTATGATATGATGATAATTTTCTAATGCATAAGGTAAGAAGAGAAGGACATTCCTGCGTATATTTCCAGGCTGTATCTAAACAGCCATATGTAAAACGTAAATTTGGAAAACGCATAAACAGGTATTTCTGATCTGCAATGCGGAAGTACCTATGAATGCTCGAAGGCATGTGATACTCAGGAACGTCCTCCGGCCAAGGATTATGACCAATGAACGGTGGATCAATAAATTTCATATCCGTATCGTTTCGAAGACCCGTGAGAAGATAAGAAACTTCTTCTTGTACAGGAGTACTTAAATTCTGACGATTTAAAAATGTATTCATCTGTGAAATCACATCGTCATACTGCATTTGAACCGTACTAGCTGTAGATGTAAAAGTCTGTCCTTTAAACTCAGGACATTTAGTGATGACAGTAACTTTACATCCACAAGCATCCGAATGATGACAATTAGGATTTGTCCAAGTAATATCCATATTTTGACTTAGACTTGGTGATTTCGTTAAACGCTTAAGATGAACGTTTAAGCCTTGTCGTAATCGGATCTGTCGCTGCACTGCACGGATGTCACTTAACGGGGTGTCGAACGGAAGATGAATGGTCCCTATCCTCAGCGATCGTCA